GCATCATCAGTTTGATGATCTTATTGTTCTTAAGAACAACCAAGGAACCGACGAAACCCGAGTCCGTCATATGGATTATGGGGTTGTGCTTAGTGCTTTCTTCTGGAGACGATTTAAAAACAAAGAAAACATAACTTTCTTTGATCCTAACGAAGTACCTGATTTGTATGAAGCGTTTTATTCTAACACAGAGTTGTTTGAAGAACTATATGTAAAATACGAAAAGCAATCAGGCTTACGTAAGAAGTCAATGAGTGCTGAAGAAGTATTCAAGTCGGGCATACTGAAAGAACGTACTGATACAGGACGTATCTATCTAGTGTTCATCGACAATGTAATGAAACAAGGACCATTCGATCCTGAGTATCATACAATTTACCAGAGTAACCTTTGCTGTGAAATTCTTTTACCTACTAAATCCTTTAAACGTTTGGATGACAGCGATGGTCGTATCGCTCTTTGCACATTGGGCAGTATCAATTGGGGTTCGTTCCGTAACCCAGAAGATATGCGCCGTGCTTGTCGCATATTGCATCGTAGCCTCAATAACATTCTTGACTATCAAGACTTTCTATCCATTCAATCTAAATTATCAAACGATGAAATCAGACCTCTTGGAATTGGAGTCACTAATCTTGCCTACTGGCACGCCAAACGTGGATTCAAGTACGGAGAAAAAGATTCCTTGGCTGAAGTCAAGACGTGGATGGAACACTTATCCTTCTACTTAACTGAAGCCAGTGTTGAACTTGCTAAGGAACGTGGCAAGTGCGAAGGCAGTGATAGAACACGTTATGGACAAGGTGTATTCCCTTGGGAACTACGTGCTAATGGGGTTAATGAATTAACTAACTTTGCTCCCGAACTTGATTGGGAATCATTACGTACTAATATGAAAGAGTATGGCGTCCGTAACGCTACACAAATGGCTGTAGCTCCTGTAGAATCTAGCAGTGTAGTTATTAACTCTACAAATGGTATTGAAATGCCAATGAGTTTGATATCTGTAAAAGAAAGTAAAGCAGGAAGTTTTGTACAAGTTGTTCCTGAGTATCATAAACTTAAGAACAAATATCAATTGATGTGGGAACAGAAAGATTGTGATGGCTATCTAAAGACAGCGGCAGTAATTGCGGCTTATGTGGATCAATCTATAAGCACTAATACATTCTATAACCCTGCGCATTTCCCTGAGCGTAAAGTTCCAACTACATTAATTGCTAAGAATTTGATGCAAGCACATTATTGGGGTCTAAAGACATTCTACTATAGCTTGATTAACAAAGCAGGTAGTAAGAGCCAAGATGAAACTGTATTAGATTTGCCAAGTGGCTTTAATGATATGGATGAAGAAGATTGCGAAGCTTGTAAATTATGAACCATATAGAATTAATAAATCCATATTACCCTGGCGCACCTATAAAAAACTTCAGTGAGTTGGATGAAAAACTGAATCAATATTATGACTATATAAATGATTATGATCCTGTACTACCTGACTGGCCTACCATTGTAACACCTAGAGCAGGACACGGAGACTTTAGATCAACCTCAAGAGACATATTTTATTATATTTCGTGGTTATATGATAACAATCCCGAATCCGTAATTGATTTTGGATGCGGTGAGTGCTTTTGGAAAAAATGGTTTCCTAATATTTTTGGCGTGGATATAACAAAACGTCCCTACAGCAAAATGGATTTGGTTATACATCCTGCTCAATTTATAGCAAATAATCAAAATAAATTCAATTGTGGTATGGCATTGAACAGCATTCATTTTTACAATCTTGAAAAAGTTACGGACAATATTCGTAAGTGTATGACACTTATAAAATCTAATGGACGATTTCTCTTTACTATAAATGTTAGTATGATACAAGACGTATCACATTTTGAAGAAGGTTGGAAAACTGCCATCACCAATGATTTATATAATAACATAAAAAATATGCCATACAATATATTATTGTTAGATATACCTAAGCAGGAACATCGCCCCTACATCAATGGTGATATACGTTTTATTTTAGAAAAAGATTAATATGAGCAAACAACAATACAACCTAAACACTAAGACAGATTATTTGAATAGAAAAATGTTTTTGGACCCGGAAGGTCCCGTAACCATTCAAAGATTTGAAGAAGTAAAATATAAAAAGATTGCAGACTTTGAAACAACAGCACGTGGTTTCTTCTGGGTGCCAGAAGAAGTTAGTCTTACCAAAGATGCTAATGACTTCAAAGAAGCAAGTGATGCAGTTAAGCATATCTTTACCAGCAATCTGCTAAGACAAACTGCATTAGATAGTTTACAAGGTCGTGCACCAAGTCAAGTATTCACGCCAGTAGTGTCATTACCTGAATTAGAAGCATTGATTTACAACTGGAGTTTCTTTGAGACTAACATTCACAGTCGTAGTTACAGTCACATCATTCGTAACATTTACAATGTGCCAAAAGATGTGTTCAATACTATACACGATACAAAAGAGATTGTAGATATGGCAAGTAGTGTTGGTCGTTACTATGATGAACTACACAAAGTTAATTGTCGCAAAGAGTTAGGTCAAGATGTGAACGAGAAAGAGCATATCAAAGCAATTTATATGGCATTACACGCCAGTTACGCATTGGAAGCATTCCGCTTTATGGTATCATTCGCTACTAGTTTAGCAATGGTTGAGAACAAAATCTTTATTGGTAATGGCAATATTATCAGTTTAATTCTCCAAGATGAACTTCTCCATAAAGGCTGGACTGCCTACCTTATTAACCAAGTAGTAAAAGAAGATAGTCGTTTCGCACAAGTTAAATCAGAGTGTGAAAGTGAAGTCTACCAACTCTACTTGGATGTTATACGTGAAGAAAAAGAGTGGGCAGAATACTTGTTTAAGATGGGCCCAGTCATTGGATTGAATGCAACAGTGTTGAAAGACTTTGTTGATTACACGGCGGTATCTGCATTAAAAGAAATTGGTATTAGATATAACAGTCCCGCACCTAAAACAACACCTATTCCTTGGTTCAACAAACACGTTGATACAAGTAAGAAACAAACAGCATTACAAGAAAACGAATCAACCAACTATGTCATTGGAGTGATGACTGATAGTATTGATTACGAAGAATTACCGACTATTTAAAAGGAAATAAAATGACAGCAATCGTATGGAGTAAGTACCATTGTCCCTATTGCGACCAAGCAAAGGCACTATTAAAAAGTAAAGGTATACAATTTGAAGAACGCAAGATCGGAGATGGATATACTAAAGAAGAATTGCTTGAAGCAATCCCGTCAGCAAGAACAGTACCGCAAATCATTTTAGATGGCGTACTAATAGGTGGTTTCACTGAACTCAAACAAAAATTAACAGAAAGTATTTAATGCAAATAGCAATCGAACCAAACACAGTATATACATTTAAACTTAACTCAGGAGAAGAACTGATAGCAAAAGTAATTCAAGCAGGTGGGGACTTCATTATTATAGAAGAACCAGTCTCTATTGCACCTACGCAACAGGGTATGCAAATGATTCCTAGCGTATTTACTGCAAATCCGAAGGGTGATTTTAAGCTAAATACAAGTAGTATTGCTCTTTATGCTGAAACTGACGATAGTGTTAGAATGAAATATTTAGAAGCAACAACTGGTATTAAAGTACCAGATAAGAAAATTGTATTAGGATAATTAATGCCACAGTTAAGTAGGATAGGGGATACAAATGAAATGAAAGGTGCTATTATTAATGGCGCCAGTACTGTGTTTGCCAACGGAATATTAGTTGGACAACAAGGTAGCAAACTCACTCCTCATGCACCATTTAAAGGTCCACATAAAAGTGCGATTGTAACAAATGGTAGTCCTACTGTATTTGCTGATGGCATAGCCGTAGCAAGAGTTGGTTCAGGTAATAGCTGTGGTCATCATATGATACAAGGTAGCCCGGATGTATTTGTTCCATGAGTGATACAGGAAAACAAAGCCCATTAGGAGTTAATAGTCTTAACTCATTATTAGTAGCACAAGGATTGCAAATCAATCCTACCTTTGTTTCATATGCTGGTAGTAGCACAAGTTTCCCGTCATATTCTTTTGGATCAGTATGTCAAAATACTGTATTACGTGTTATTACTCACGCAATACACGAAGCTTATGTTGGGCACGATGATTATGGTCCATCTGGATCATTAGATGGGAAAGTTGCTAATGCTGAGTATAATAATTTAATAAGTATTGGTGGCGGAACCACAACAGTTAACATTACAAGTATTACATCAGGTGTTATACCGGATACAGATACAATTTATTTTGAGGTAATATACAGTAGTGGTCCTCAACTTGCACCCGGTACTTATATTTTAATTGAAGGTTCAAATATTTCAAGCCTTGACCCCGGAGTACCTGCAGGTTTCTATAATGGAAACTGGGAGATAGCCACTGTAAACGGATTGTCTTTCAGAGTATATATAACTGCTAACTACGGTAATGCTACAACTCCCGGCAATTTTAGAATTGATAATCAAGTACCTGGATTAGGTAATGCTAAATCATTTTTATATACTTGGGAACAAAAGATCGGACAATACGGAATAGGAACATTTGCATTGGGTGATTTTAAAGGTTGGGGTGGATCCTATTATAAAAATAATCAGCCCGATGTAACACCTAGCGTCACAACAGCCAATCCAGCAACACAATGGGCTTATATAAGACTAATGCCATTACAGGCTTGGATGGAGTTTAATTACAATAGCACATTGGGAATAGGGTCAGTTAATAATCCAGCAGGCTATAGAGATTTTTTACAATCTTGGATGAATTGTTATAGTTATGCAGAATATTCCAACAATGCAATACTTTCAGTTGATAATAGTAAAACATTCTTAGATGGCACTTATAGTAATATGAATGATTTAATTACAGCAGATATAACTGGTGTAAGCTTATCTACAAACATATTTGGACAAGATTTAATTAAAACAGGTAAAGCAATTGATTTAAGTAAAATTTCTACATTTGGATTACCATCTAACCTACTACTGACAATGGTAAAAAATAATGCACTTACAAAAAATGTAAGTTTAGCATTATTAGCATCTGGGATTCAGCAAGATGAGTTAGGTCAACTGTTAGGTAACTTAAGTCCTGCTACAACAGAACAAGAACGTAAAATATACGGGGCATTCAATCTTATTGTAGGTGATGGTCTTGCTGAAGTATTGATCCCATTAAACTGTAAGACAGCAGGGTTAGATTCACTTGCTGATTTATTGAATCCTAAAAAGTTATTCCCTAATAGCTATCAATCATTAACCGTTCCAGTGTATAATACTACACAAGCTGTAACTAATAGTAAGACATACTATCCTATCTATAGTGGAGGTGGAGTGAATGGTAATTTAAATAGCCCACAAGTATCAAATCAGATTGGTACACAAACACCAACTGGTGCCCCTCAGCAAAGTGCATCGATCGGAAGAGTATTAGGTGGGTCTATCGTTACTGGTATAGGAGCGGGGCAAGGATAATGGCAGGCTTTTTTCAAAATCTTATAAACTTACAAGAGGATCGTAATACTAGTTCGGGTGATGCTTATGCAACACTTGAAAGCGGTACACCTACACTAGGTAATAATGTAGATACGCTCACAAATACAAATAACACAATAATACAACAATTTCCTGTAGGGTTTGGATCATACTTAGCTGGTATATTACCACCCGACGTAGCAACTGCGGCTGGTGCATTTGGGGTATCAGTTGGTCAAATTAAAAACATTACCACTGTTCCAGTAGAAAAGTTTGCACAAGTATGTATGAACTTAGAAACTATTAAAGGACTAAATGTTAATGGAACACAAGTACCTACAAATTTAAATCTACGTAATGCGGCTCGCCCTTTAATTGCACTAGGTAGTGGCCCGCAACAATCATATACTATGAGTGACTTCTTTGGTTGTATGAGTGGCTTACCTTATAATGGACCACTGATAAACATTTACAATAAGTTAAATGAAGTAGCTACTACAAAACTATTCAACATATACCATGAGACTTATCTTGCAGTAACATACCAACGTGCAAGAATGAGCATTACCCAGTCAGTATATAACGTATTGATTCAACCGTATATTGCCCCTGACCCGTCAGCAATTCCTCCAATTGCAGGACAACCTAGAATCGATGATTGGTATTACACAATAAGTTTTGCGGTAGACGTTAAAGGTGGAGGTTATGGTAGAGGAACTGCACCCCCACCGTTAATTGTTATACAACCAAATAACGTAGGTGCAAGTGCAACTTGTACTATAGGCACAAACGATAATGATATACCGGGAGATTTTGGTAGAGTTAATGGTTTAAGTGCAAATTTTGGTACCCCCTACAATTATGACCAAACATCGGTAATGCAAGTTGGACCACCGGCAGCACCTACTCCACCAGAAGAAATAATTTATATTGAATTACCCCCGCCTGACGATTTACCAGTTCAACCAAATGGTAATTTCTCTACAGCAGGAACTAACGTGT